GTCGGCGGATTTGTTCTCATTGTCCGCTGCCGTTTTGGCGTTCTCGCGGGCTTCCTTCTGCATGTTGACCTGCTGCAACTGCTTGCCCTGCGTCTGAACCTGCTTCGTGAGCTGTTCGTTCTGCTGCATGGCCTGCGTGATGCGCTGCTGGAGGGCTGCAAGCTGCTGCGCCGAGGAGGGCAGGTTGTTGATGGACTGTTCGAGCTGACGCCCATCCTTGAACGTGTTGATGGCGAAGAGGAGCAGTTCCTTCGCAAGATCGGCCGGGATCGCGTTCTGCGTGACGGCTGGCATGACCTTTTCGATGTAGCCGGTGACGGTGTTCAGGAACTCAAGGCGCTGCTGCTTCTGTGCGAACTCATCCTGCACCACGGTCGAATCGGATTCCACATCGATCACGTAGCTGCGCCCGTACTCAGACTGCAGCACGGCGTATTCGGCGTCTGTCAATTCAATCCCTGTCATCTCGGCGAGGATGCGGCGATCGACCTTCTGTGCCAGAAGCTCGGCCATGATGCGGAAATTGTCGCGGAACCATAGCGCGACGATGCGGATGCGCTCGCCCACCCGGATATTCGCCCACTCCTGCTTGATGTTCTGCGCGGTGGCGGTTTCGTTCGGGTCCGTCGAGCCGCGCTGAATGTCGGCGACGCCGTAAATCTCCCAAATCTTCGCCTTCATCACATCGCCCAGCATCATCATGTTCTGGACGACTTCCACCTTGCCAGAATTGTCCTGCTTCGCGACCAGCGCGTCGTAGCCAGTCCCACCCGCCGTTCCGATGGCAGCAATACGCGCAGCAAGGTTCGCGATCGGGATCAGATTCCCGTCCTGCTGGTTGACGAGCTGACCAAGCTCGGGGAATCCCGCATCGTAGAACCCCATATCCTTGATCTGCTTCGTCAGCAGCGCAATGCGGTTGTTGAGGTTGTTGCAGTAGTCGAACATCACCTCGCAATAGGTGTAGTCCGGTTGGGGCAACAAATCGTCGCCCCTGACGTTGAGCAGCATCGGTTTCGGGCACGGGAAGAAGTCACGGAGCTGCAGCGGATCTCCCTCCGGATCTTGCAGCAAGTCCTGATAGTCCTCGCAGACGAACAGGCGCGTCTTCGTCTTCCGGTCCCAGATTTCCGTGACACGGTACTGCGACTTGTATTTGTCCGAATCGGGCTTGCTGTCGCCGGGCGACTGATTGCCGCCGTCGCTGTCCGTCGAGTCGCCGCGGCTGCTGATGGAGACGCCGAACTGATCCTCGATTTCGTCCTCGGTCATCCAGTGATCGAACCCGACCCAGCTCACCTGCGACCAGTGCTGCTGCGGCTCCCAGCGGAATTGCGACCATGCGAAGTGACGCAGGCGCAGTTCCTGATGGACGATCACATCCTCCATCGCGGGCATCGACTCGATGCCTTCCGGCACCACGTACTGGCCCGACATGGGATCGATCGGAAGCGGCTGCTCGGATTTCTTGTCCAGCAGGATCGGCTGGCCCGTAGCCGGATTGATGACGGGGCGTGATTCGGTTTCGGTAATCAACTCGATCTTGGCCTGGCCCAGCGCCGTCACGAGCAGATCGTTGACCGCCATGTGCCCATCGGCATCGAACTCGGTCGTATCGATGGTGTAGCTAATGCCGCGCTCAAGCACCTGCGCGATGCGGTTGTCGTCTACCGGAGATGAGCCGCCCGAAGGCGTTCCCATAGGTTGTGTACTGCCCGCTCCGCCTCCCGCTGCATTCGGCTGATTTGGTCCTCCTCCATTTGCCGAACCCATTCCATCGTTCGGAGGCTGACTTCCTGCGCCTTGGCCAGCCGCTCCCATTCCACCCGGCAATCCTTGGCCGATTGCTGCGGGTGAAATCGGCTGCGAACTACTGGAGTCTGCATAGCGTTTCCGAACGTCCGGCTTGGGCGGCTGGGAGTAGATTCGTCCATGCAGCACCTTTACGGTGGACCAGAACAGGGGATAGGTGATCTGACGGCGACGATCCGGCGTGTCTGCCGTGCCGCCGTTGTTCGCAAAGAAGGCGTTCGTGGCGGCTTGGGCATCTTCCCGCCAATCGCTGTGCGCTTTCTTTTCCTGATCGAGACGCTTCTTCCACTTGCGGCACAGCCCCATGTTGCCCCTATCGGGGTTGGCGCTGATGGAGGTTTTGGAACGTCGCTTAGCCACAGATCAGCCAACGCATGCAGATATACTCCACGAGTATGCCGCGCTCCGTAACGCGGTCAAATTGCACGCGCATGAGCATCCTCGCCTGCATCGCATCGATTGTGTCGTGATACCAGAAGCGGCGTAGCCAGTTCACCACGTCTCTACCTGCTGCGGCTTGGGCTCGAAATCGGCGATAACCAGACTGGGCAATAGATTAACAGATTTCGGAGCAGCTTTTGGCGTAGCTTTCCAGGCATCTGCAATGTACCTACCCATCAGCGCGCACGTGTCGCACGCATCATCGTAGCGTCCGTTCGGGAACCGCATCAACTGGTCAAGCAACCGCTCGCCCCACTCAGTTCGGGGGATATGCACTTTCCCGGCTGCGCACATCGCCTGAAACGATCGGGCCATTGCGGGCTTATCACCCGTACTGGGCAACCACTCCGTCGCCACATACGTCCGTCGATCATCCATTGAGCGGCGCAGGAACGGTTCGACCGCCCGCCGAATGACGCCCCCTTCTCCGATGAACCATAGCGGCTCCCACTTCGCCACTTTCCCGAGCAGCGCGTTGATCCATGCTTCGGGAGTCGTCTGCCCATGCCACCAGTCCAGCGCCCACAGATCGCCTTGCGGATCGACGCCCCACACGCCCAGTTCGGTGAAGTCGCCCTTTTCCTCACTGACCGCGAAGTCACCCGACATGTACATGCTGAGGCTGTTCGGCTGCTGCCCCAGCGCAAAGCGGCCCTGCTGAAACCACTCGGCACGGTAGAAGCTGCCCTGCTCCGCCGTGGGCTTCTGCTGGTAGAGAGACAACCAGCTACGCGGGGATGACTTGAACTCGTCCCAGTGACCGGGCTTGAACCATTCAGGCCACAGCCCTTCCCCGATCTTGCGCCCGAGCGGGTCATCCGAGCGGTCGGCGATGGCCGGGAGGCAGATGACTTCCCACACGTGCCCGTCCTTGCACAGGATCGGCCCCGACTCCCCAGCCCACGCATCGGGCAGGATTTGCCCCACCGGGTCCAACTCGTGCCAGCGCGTGGTGACGATGACTCGCCACCCGCCGGGCTTCAGGCGCGTGCGGGCGTCGTCCTGGTACGCCTCCCACGTCTTGGCTCGGATCACCTCGGACTCGGCCTCCTCACGTCCCGCCATCGGGTCATCGATGAGTAGCCCATCTGCCCGATTGCCAGTCATCGCACCCAGCAAACCGCCTGCCATGTATTCGGATCCGTTGAGGAGCGCCCACTCGTTGGCGGCCGACTGGTTGGCGGCGAGCGTGGTTTCGAAGATCTGACGGTAGCGCGGCGATGCCACGAGCTGCCGCGTGCGCCGTCCCATCTTCTTGGCCAGCGACATGGCATAGCTCGCGAGGATCACCTGCTTGTTGGGAGCTCGGCCGAGGAACCACGCAGGGAATACCACGCTCGTGTACGTGGACTTGGCCGATCCCGGCGGCATCATCACGATCGCCCGCCCGTTCGGGGTTTCCGAGATGCGCTGCAGCGTCTCCATCAGCAACCGGTGGTGGGCGGCTACCGGCGCTTCGATGGGCTTGAAGCTGGCCTCGTCCGCATCCTCGGAGACTGGCTTGCCGGGGATGTCCACGATCTGGCTGAAGTGGATCAGCGAGTCGCGAGCCAGCCGATTCTCCAGCAGTTGCTGCGCGGCTTCAGCGCGGGTGAGCATGAATCAGAGCAGATCACGCACCGGAGGGGGTGTTACCACTTCCTGCCGGAACGTCAGCGATTTCTCGGTCCCCTTGCTGGCCAGCCTGACCAGTTCCTCCCAACTCGCCACGTCTCGTTCCCACGGCTGCTTCAGCACCCACAGGATTACCTTCTGAATCTCGGCAAGATGGTCGATGGTGGTATCGGGCGGGGCCGGATCGTTGACCCATGCGGTGAGGCTTTCGAGGGCTGATAGGCGATTCCATGCCTCGGTCAGTTTGACCTGCATGAGTTGTTCGAAGTCGGCGAGGCGCTGTTCTACCTTGTCGGCAACGCCCACCCAGCGCCGTTTGCCAGAAGCGTCCATGACCATCGCATCCCCATCTTTTGCATAGCGGCCATAGTCATCAGCAATGTGCATCTCTCTCCCCAATCATGGCATCGATGACACGAATGTCATTGGCCGCATCGCTCACCCCATGCCAGTCCTTTGCGGTAACACAGGTGAGCAGGTATCTAATGAGCGCATCCCTGCGCTCGTGTAGTTGCTGTGTGGTCACACCACAGCCGGAACAATCGCCTCAAGATCGAACACCGCCATCACGCTCGTGACCGAGCCGTCGTAAACCACGCCCACGCGCACGAAGATGCCCGATTGCGTCTGGCCATTGATCGGGTTCGTGTACTGTGTCGGCGCGAGGATGTCCACCGTGGCCGGGCTAGCGATGGTGCGGTCGAGGAACTTGCGCGTGGCCGTAAGGCCGGTCGCTGTCGCCACCGTCGAGATGAGGCTGCCACCTGCCGCAGCCGCCGTATATGCACCGATCGTGGCCGCGCTGGTGGCCATCGTGCCGGACGGCTTGTACAGCGTGAACCTGCGCACGATGAAGTTGTTGAAGGGAACGTAGACGAACGTATCGCCCACAGTTGTCAGATCTACCAGGACGGGGGCGGTGGTGTAACCAGTTTCGCCGAGCATCGGCATGACACGTACCTCTACTGCAGTTGGGAAATCTGGAGCGGGTCAGGAGAGTCGAACTCCGCGGTCATCAGCTTGGAAGGCTGCTGCGCGCCCCTTGCGCTAGTTGACCCGCTTGTCTGTTTCGCCCAACGCGCCAGGCTCCTTCCCGGCAGCGATCAAGGCCAGCTCCGCATTGCTGTATTCGTGAGCGAGCTTCTGCGTGAACTCGCCCGAATGCTCCACCGGCTGCATGGGCTTGCCGTCGAGGCGGTTGCCAATCTCCTGCACCGCCCACTGCGTCCCCGCCTTGGCCTCGCGCACCAGCATCTCGGCGATCTCCTGCAGGTCGCTCGGACGACATGCGCGGCTGATGGCCTGCTCCCAGAGCTTGGCTTTCGCTGCGTTTCGGTTGCCTACCGGTGCTGCCATGTTGATTTAACCGTATCCGTATGACGTTTCTTAACTTTGCTGCGGTGCGTCAGAGGCCACCCGGACCGCGGTAATAAGCCTGATTGGGATCGCCGGTATTGTAGCTGCCCTGAATCACGGGCATACCGCCGACCACCATGTTCGTGACGCCCATGGGGCCGCCTGCATGGAAGTTGCCGATGCCGCCGCCTGTGTATCCGGCGTCGCGTCGACCTTGCGGGGTCAGCGGTACGCCATTGGGGCCGCGCGGGATCCCATCATCGAACCCACCTCCCTGAGAGGCCCCCAGGAAATCGAGAAGGCCGCCCGGATTGCCCTGCTGTGTCCAGCCTGTCCCATTGCCACCCGGTACGCCCTGACCGTAGTTGTTGCCATAGTTGTTCTGGAACGGCTGCTGCGTGGGGCCGTTGTAGCCACCCATCGCCTGGGCCAGAGGACCATTCCCGGCCCCGTTGTCACCAAATTGGCCGAGGGGCCCATCAAGGGGCCGATCCCAGATGCTTCGGCTCGTATCGCTGATGTCGTTGCCTAGCGTCTGATTGGCCTGATCGGTAGCCCCGGCAAACTGGCGATTGTTGAGCCAGTTGAATCCTCGGTTGGCGAGCTGCCCCGCCAAGGGACCTCCGGCGATTCCTGCGAGCGCGCCAAGTCCTGCCTGGATCGGGTGTGCACGGATGCGGTCCATGCGATCGCGCAGGAAGTCGATGGGATTGAAGTTCATTTGCCGCGTGCCTTGGCGCGGCGCTGGACATTCAGCGCGATGGCAACGGCCTGCTTTTGCGGTTTCCCGGCTTTGACTTCCGCGCGGATGTTCTTGCTGACCGCTTTCTGGGAGGAAGTTTTGGCAAGTGGCATATCGGTAGATCCAGTCGGTAAGTCAGGCGCTCGCGCTCTTGCGGAAAGCACCAGCGCGGGAGGGGGTCAATGGCGAAGGCTGCCGGTGATGGCATAGACGCCACACGCAGCTGCGGTCGCATCCTTGGTCACGCCATAGACCGGGCCGCCTGGCACCTGTACGTAGCCAACATCCGCTGTCAGCGTGACGGCGGTTCCGGTGGCATCAACGACAGGCACGTAGGCACCGACGACCCTGACGAAAAGACCAGCCGTTTCCGTGGTCGCAAGACCGTCGGCGGCGAGAAGGACGTAGGAGTACGGCGAGGAATCGAAATCGACTTCCGTGCTCACGGCATCCGTTGTCGGTTCGATGATGGGAAGCGTAGCCATTTATGGCCCCGGAGGCGGCGTGCCGCCCAGTGCCGTAGTAAGGCTGTCAACCTGCGCGGTAAATGCGTTCACGCGATCCACACTGGCCTGCAGGTCGATGGGCGGGGGAAGGCTGGCAATCGTGGCCGCTAGCGCATCGATGGAGGCGGCTTCGCGGTCGAGGGCGGCAGTGAGGTCGTCGATGGTGGCCAAGGTTTTTGCTCCGATTCTGGCTAGCTGAAACAGGGGCAACGCAAGGATTGCCGCTGCGATGATTAGACTGAGGCCAAGCATGCGCTTCCCCTGTTTTCGGCGCAAGATGAACTAGGCGCTCTGATTACTGGCGTGCTCTGCATCCGCGAAAGCGCGTGCAGCTGCACGTTCCTCGTCGGTCGGCGGGCCGCCGTGCGCAATCATGTTCTGGCAGAACGTGAACCATTGATCATTCAGCGCGCGGAACTCGTCTGTATCGGCAGAGACCGTTGTTACGCCACTCACGATCATCGAAACGAGCGCGCCTGCTGCCGGGTTGATCGTGCCTGCGGCCGCACCGAGCATCTGGACCCACTGAAGCCATAGACTGTTCACTGTTTGCCTCCATTCGCTTCAGCGTTGGCGTGCTTGAGGTTTTCGAGTTTCTCGGCCGCGTTCTGGGCAACCAGCACGGCATTCGGGCCATTCGCTGCGGCATCCGCAGCCACGGCCGCATTGTAGGCAGCGGTGTCGGCCAGCTTCACTTTGGCCGCGATTTCCGGCGTTTTGCACGGCACCACCGTTAGCGGCTGAGTGCAGAACGGCAGCGCGAGATACTGGCCAGCGACATGAGCCGCTAGCCCATAGGCGACCAGTGCCTCGACACCCGCCGTCTGCGGGTTATTGGGCTTGGGAAGCGTATGACTGCATGCCGCCAGACTGGCGACGAGGAGAACGGCAACAATATGTTTCACGTGGAACCTCCGACGGGAGAAAGGGAGTTCTGCTTGACGATACGGGCGGGAGAAAGGGAGTTCTGCTTGACGATGCGAGCGCCCTGCACGCCCGGCCCGACCATCAGGCCAATCCATTTCAGGGTATCCACGATATCCGTGACCGGCAGATGATTCCTGATCCAGTCGGGAGCGATCGGGAGGAACAGAACGCCCGCAGCGCAGATCGAGGCGGCATAGCCGACCCACACCGACGACGACTTGAGGGCGACGCAAAGCGGATTCTCGATGAGCTGCATGACGTTCACGCGGGCGGCTGCGGGTTGTTCGTGAAGCTGTTGATCTGATCCTTCACATGATCCAGCAACTTTTCAGCCTGATCGCGCTGCGCCGGGGTCCAGAGAATGCTTGCATTTTCCATGGCGGTCAGGGCAATCCGGACGCCACCGCCCCCGCCTATGATCACCGTGCTCATGGCTTTTTCTCCTGTAACTGCTGCATCTGCTGTTTCATGCTCGAAATGTCGCGTCCGAAGATCGTTTGCCACGCGCGAAGATCATGGATTTCAGGGATCACCACAATAGCAAACGCGATCACGATAAGGGTTGAAAAGAAACAGGCCGTGACAGCCGCCGCACCCCATGCGCCCATCCCCGTTTGTGTGTGCGTGACCCTGACATCATTCCTTCCCGCCTGCTGATTCTCCAGAAGCGCATCGATCCGGTCTACCAGCGCGTCAATCTTCGACGTGTAGTCGAGCAGATCGTCACTGCTATCCACCGCGCGCCCTGCCATTTGCGGGGCGCGCCATCATCGGCTCCAGCCGATCGATCCGTTCCGTCAGCCGATTGATGGCCGCGATCAGGTGCTTCAGGATTTCGTCGTGGCGCGCGGACTGTTCGGCTTTCTCCTGAAGCTCATCCCGAATGGCTGCAATCTGACTTGCCTGCCCGCTGTTCACTTCCTTGGGCGTCTTCACCAGCCGCAGGAACTGCACCAGCGCGTTGCTGGCGATCACGATGATGAGGCCCACGAGGAGCTGGTTCAGATCGAGATTCACAACCAGCGTGCCCCAGCCCAGTCCGTCTTGTGCCTGCCGCCCATCATGCGGCTCTGGATCGGCGTGCGCGGGTTACGCAACGGCCACTTCCCAAAGGCATGCCACAGCGCGGCCAGCGCCTCGAAAGCTACCCAGGCGATAGCGAGGAATGCCGCAACCTGCACCAGCGCGGAGGCGATGAGGAGGAGCCAGATGATGAGGTCAGGCATGTTAATGTACTATCCAGTTCTGTTGAGTTCAGTATTGGACGTTAAAACTCGCTGTCGTGAACATGAAGCCAGCCATCCGGCATGGGACCATCCGGGGCCAGAAAGAGGTCTCGCTCAAGCGCGCGGCGAATCTTCAGGCCGCGCGGGTGCGTATTACCAGCTCGTGTCCAGTGCTGGAACTGCTCAGCGGCTCCGGCCCAGTCGCCCCCCTCGATGAGCTTGTAGATGGTCGAGTGATCCCCGTTCTTGAGCCATACGAGCCCGTCCTTGATGCCGGGTACGCCAGGGCCGAGGTTGAAGCCGCCGAACGAAATCAGGGCATCCCGCGCGTTGTCCGTGGGGAGATTCGGGCAGTACTTGTCCACCACGGCGCAGGCGTTCTGAAGATCGCGCTGTAGCCATGTGGCTTCCTGCTCGGTGGTTATCGGATCGCCGAGTTCGAAATCGCCATCGGCCTTGCGGAGCAGATGGCCGGTTCCGGCAGTGGGTAGCCCGGCTGAGTCGAGATAGACCCGCATAACCGTTCCCTCGCAGAAGCGGATCAAGGCTAGACCGTTCTCACCTACTGGCCGCATGGCGCTTCCCGTGTTGAGAGCGAGCCCCGGCTGGCATCCCTGGGGAGAGGACCACCAGCCGGGCGCTCGCGATGCCGGTGTGCTGGCAGGGACGTCCAGCACGGCGCGCGGCAGGTGTAACTGTACACCATGCGGCAGCCAGCGCAACAGGCTGCGCGCCCGTGGTTGCGGCTGAGGAGTGTTTTGAGGGGTTTCGGGATTGTGGGCCGCTGATCCGTCGTCGCTTCGCAGCGGGACTGCCTTGGATCGCGAGGGCGCGCGTATAGAATACTGCACATAGCGGGCTCGGCTGTCAAGCGAACATTCGCTGCTGCCTCTGGGCATCCTC